CTTTATCTTAATAGTTTTAGGCTTTTTATCTTCAGGAATAATGCGATCTACATTAATGTGTAGCATGCCATCCTTCATCTCAGCCCCAGTTACTTCCATGTATTCTCCAAGAGCAAATGATCGTGTGAACTTACGACCTGCAATGCCTTTGTGAACAACTTCAGCATCTGTTACTTCAACAATCTCTCCTTTTATAATTAATGTTCCGTTATCTACAGATACATCAATATCATTTTTTGAAAATCCTGCAATAGCAATAGAAATTCTATATGTATCTTCGTCTAGTTTAAGAAGATCATATGGAGGATAGGATTGTGTATTAGTTTTGTGTGCTGTATTAAGACGGCCTAACTCTCTGTTAAAGCCAATAAAAAAAGGATCATTGAATAGATCCATTGCGAACTGTGTTACCATTTTTATTCCCCTTTCAAGCGAATAAGTAGTGCACCCCCATATTTGGCAAGTGCACTACCTATTATACACTAATTTGAAATGTATGGATAGTTTGCTGACTTTGGTAGCCCTGCAATAAAGGCATCCCACGTCAATGAACTATTCCTTGCTACAGCAAGCGATGCTGCAATTGGGGTGGCAACTGATGTTCCAGTAATAGTAATATTCCAGCCACCAAGTGACTTAATATCTGCATCACCTTTAGCAACAACATCAAGGCCTGGACCAACATTTGTATACGTAGCAAAATCTGTATAAGATGATGCTGGGAATGGCTTAGTTCCGCTTGTTGGTCTTAGAGCACCAACAGCAATTACACCAGGAACGCATGAAGGAAACCCAATCATGTTTTTCTTTGAGTCATTTCCTGTAGCGACAAAAGTTGCAACATTTTGCAAGTTTAGGTTGCTTACCGCTGATTCAAACACTGAGTCCTTTGGGCATGTACCAGCAGCAAAGTTGCTTCTTGACTGACTAATTGATACTGCTTTAATATTAAACTTTGCAGAATTCTTTGATACCCAATCAATTGCTAGTGCCAACGATCTTCCGTCATTGTGCATTGCACTAAACTTAGAATAAACATTGATGTCTGAGATACGAATAAAGACAATCTTTACTGAAGGATTTGCTAGTACTGCTGCTTGGGAAACATTGAATCCGTGTTCAACTCCTTTTACCTTCCAGTCGCTAACCATTGCGGAGCCTTTACCTTCTTGAAAAGAAGTTCCGTTTGGACAAGTCTTTAAAGTAAAACATACTTCGTATACAACATTTGTATTCTTAGAAGAATCAATTGCTGTATCAATAATTGCGATTGTGCTTGTCTCTGTTGCTTGAACTGGTTGAACTACAAAAAGTCCAAGAATTGCTACTGCTAATACCACTATCTTTTTCATTTTATTCCTATTCTATTACTTTGATTACTACTTGACATGGGTCGCCGCCTTGGTCCCACTCTTCCATCTCTTCCTCTGTCATATAGGGATCACCCTCATGAGTACTGCAAAACGGTTCAGTTACCCATCCCCGCTCAATTCCGTTTTCTAACCAGATACGAAACTCTAAATGGTTTTCTTCGTTTATCATATTACTAGTTTACACCATCTAAACCTAATCTGTCAACTTCTTTTTTTTAGGAAGTTGATGATCTTTAAATTTATTACCAAAATAATCATATCCCATAAAATATTTTTTATCAGGACCTAAGTGTTGGTGATTGTGTATGCTACGGTCTAAATCGTGTTGATGACCTGTATCAATTTCTTCATCAATTATCTCTTTATCAAATATATCATATGCACTTTTTAACTCAAAAGAATCACAAAAATATCTTGGTATAGGAATTATTCCAGCCAATGGCGCATTTGCCTCTATTTCTATTAATGTGTCAACTAAATCTATTTTTAAATTAAGAGTGAATGTAAATCTAAGATTATCAGACTCTACAACGCCTGTCATAGGACTCATTCCAGGAACTGGAAAGTTTGGTGGAGCGATTGTCATTAAGTTAACTCCTGGTGGAGTTTTTAATGTAACTGGAAAATGAATTGTTAGAATTCCAGATCCAAATTCAGAGACTGCGTGTATAAACAGTTTCTCTTTATATTGTTCTACATCTTCACCATACCAAACTTGAACATCTTCTCTTCTGTCACCGCCATTCCAAGCAACCTTGAATGAGTATGGTAAACTAAAAACAAATCCTTGCATATTGCCAATTGAAAGTGGAAGACATTTATAAAAATGTGGAGTAAACCAATATCTTTCATGTGTTGTGTTTAGTGGTTTTAAAAACAATGAAAGTTTTTTCATATCAAAATATGTTTCTTTATCTCTTGAGACTGTTGGGAAAACTGCAATTGTTTTTTCTGGAACAGACAAACCATCATCTTGATTAATTATCATGTCAAATACTCACCACATCAACTGGACCCATACATGAGGGGCTAAACTTAATTGCAGCGGATACCGCTGAAACTACACGATTTCTTGCATTTTTTTGTTTATCTGTTGCATATAAAACCCCATATGCATATTCTGCTCCTGATCCCATTGCTAGATATGGTAGTGTGTATTTAGACAAAGACATATCTCCAGAACTATGCTCATAAATTTCTCCACGAACCGCAATTATCAAACCAAGATCTCCGTCTTTAGAAGTATCAACCCAAAATTCATTATAGAATTCACGTAGTTCTTTTACAAACCTTGTCTGCATAAACTTATCAGTATCTTTAATGTTTGGCGGTGTTGGCTTAAAGTTATAGCGAATTCTTTCTCCGTCCATTGCACCAGCGTAGCCAATTAGGTATGGACCGATCTTCCAAACTTTTGGAGCATCTAAAGCAAGGATGGTTCCATCATCTGATGCCCCACGGTCACCAGCCATATATATTTTGTCTTCTTGCTTTACTACAGCGATACAAGTCATGCAGAAACCCCTCTAGATGCGTATGTTTAAGTATAGCATCTACTCTAAATAGTGTCAAGCAAGGTGTTATTTATTCAATAAAATCATTAAAATCATTAAGATCATCTACTGTTACATCAGGTGTAGATGTCTGAATAGGCTGTGAGTTATCTGTACCCCCACCATTTTTACCAATTAAGATACCAGCCAGTGTGCCAGTAATAAATGTTGCTACGGATGACAAAACATTAAAAAACATCTTATCATTTTCTGACTGCTCACCTATTGGTTGTGTTACAAAAACAAGGGCATATAGGATGCCCATAGTCGTAAACAAAAGGATTGTTCCTAATGTCATGCCAAGAAAAAACTTTAATCGTGCATCTAATTCATCTGATGTATATCTTTTTCTACTCATTTACGCCACCCTCCGAAGGATCAAAACCAAGTATATCTTTACTGCATAGTCCATCTGCTAAGCAAACTGGAACAGTACACTCTTTATTATACCAGTTTTCAGGATCGTGGCAGTCATAACGATATCTATTTTCTAGCATACCGCATGAAGTTAGAAACATAGATAAGCCTATGACTGATACCACTGATGATATTTTCTTCATAATTTGTATTATACTACTCTTCTTTATTTCTAGCAGGACTAGTTAATATCCATAATGCGGTAGTGGCTATGATTCCATAACCCACAATAGTCTTTGCACTACCGTCCAAAACCACCCAGGCAATAAACATTCCAAGAAGAGTCCATGCCTGATCTACTAGGTCTTTCATTATATTCTTTATTACTCTTACCATTTTCTTCCTCCTCTTGAACCTGGTGAATTGCTTCCTGAGCCTCCACCAGAACTTCCTCCACCTGTGCTTCCACCTGTTGCTCCTCCTGCTGCAACTGCTGCTGCGTTAATCGCTGCTCCTGTTGCCACAACTGTTGCCACAACCATATCTGTTGCTTCTTCTCTTTCGCCTTCAGTCATATCTGCACCAATACTTCCAAGGGCTGCTAGGGCTGCACCAGGATCAGTAAAGACTGCTTCTAATAATGCTCCTGGATCTTGAACTAACTCTATATTTGCTGCTACTTCTGCTGTAATTACCAATACCTCGCCAGATTCAGAAGTTCTAAGTTCAATAGGTGTTTCTGGTGGAAGGTCTGCATATGAAACTCCAGATGCCTGTACTTGTGCTGCTGAAATTGATTCTCCTGGTGCTAGGTTTTCTATAAGTGCTGCTACGACAACATCTTTTTGTTCTTCAGTTAACTCTTTGCCATCTTTTGTATCTTCAAGTATTTCGTTTAATTCTTCTTCTTCTGCTTTTGCTTCTTCTTCAGCAGCCTTTTCTTCTTCTAATTCTTTTGCTTCGGCTTCTTCAGCAATTCTTTTTTCTTCTGCAAGTGCTTCAGCCTCTGCTTCTGCCTTTGCTTTTGCAATTGCTTCTTCTTCTGCTGCTATACGCTCAGCCTCTGCCTTTGCTTCTTCTGC